AATCGTCGTCAGCAACGTCCCCGTCGGGGTCGGTGAAAAGCTTTTCAATCTCATCGGCGTCAAAGCCTGTAATTTCGAGGTCAAAGCCGAGTTCCTTCAGGTCGGCAAATTCCAGAGCCAGCAATTCCTCGTCCCATCCGGCATTTAAAGCGAGACGATTGTCAGCTATGATATACGCTTTCTTTTGCGCCTCAGTCAGATGCTCCACAAACACGCAGGGGATTTCGGTCAAGCCTTCTTCTCGTGCCGCTATAATGCGACCGTGTCCTGCGATAATGTTCAGGTCTTTATCTACAATGACCGGATTGACGAAGCCGAACTCACGAAGAGAGGAGCGAAGCTGTAAAATCTGCTCCTTGCTATGCGTCCTCGCATTGCGGGCGTAGCCGACAAGTTTATCAATATTGACGGATTCCATTCTTTCAGTCATTTTCATCATATCACCCCCAGCATTTCGTTTGTTCTGGCAAATTCACCATGATATAAAATAGCCGCCCTGTCATAGGCGGCTGCAGCTTCTTCCGGCGTATTAAATCTTCCGAGAAATATTCGTTCGCCCGGATATGGGGAAATTCGAGCAACATATTTCATTTCGCTTGCCCTGAAAGACACTCCTTTATATCCCGTTAGGTTGTCACTTCGTATTGGGCGATTTCTTGAATTCCCAAGCGGTGTACATAATCTAAGGTTACATCTGCGGTTGTCTAATGGGTCGCCAGAAATATGGTCGACTTGGACTGAGGTTGTTTCGTTCAGGCCCATAATAAGTCGTGAGAGCATAACTCGCTTGCCGCACGTATTGCTTGTAATATGGTTACTCGAATCAATGTGCCACCGATACGACTTAACAAATTGGAGTGCATCTCGGTCTATAGTGAACTCTCTGCCGTCTGGACAGATTACAGCCAAAGTCCCATCTGGCAGGGTTCTTGTAAGACTAAATACCCGTTGAGCACAACGCCGACAATGTTTAGAGCGACCGCTTGTCAGTCCTCTTGTCGTTATCGTTTGCGTTTCGCCACAGACGCATTTGCATATCCACTTAACTCTGCGGTCTTTACTACGGATACCGGAATCGCCGATTACCGTCCATTGACCGAATGTTCGTCCTATTAAATTCTTTGCTGGCATAATCAGAAACCTCGTGTCTTTAAAAGTTCAAGGAATTCATTCTTTTCTTCACCCTGTGTGCTGCTGTGCCGATTGATGATTTGCATAATCAGGTTAAAGTCTCCCTGCATCGCCTTGTAATACTGAGCGCCTGCCGTGACGTAAGGCGATAGTTTCAGTTCCTTGGTCATGCGCCCGATTTTTCGGTTCATGGCTTCACAAGCAAGAAAACCCTGTCTGTTCAGCACATAATCCGTAATTGTCTGCGGCGCGACATAGCCGTCACAACCGCGAGCCGCGATGTATTCCTCGATTTCATTTCGCAGCACATCCGCCGCCGGCACTTCCTTTTCGCATTCCTTCATCGCCATAGAAAAGTAGTCCGCCATCACATTTTTGGAATTAACCTTCTTGGGCTTGGGCTGACTTACAACATTCGTGTTGGCAGTTTTGCCTTCAAGCTTCTTTTCGATTGGATTCTTCCGAGGGCGGCCTGCCCCCGGACGATAGCCTCCGCTGGGCATGAGCGTCACCTCCTCGGTTTTGATTTTGATTCTTTGATTTTTTGATTTTTGATTTATGAAAAATTCACACGAAAGGCCGAGCGCGCTGTCCACCTTAGAAGCCGTAGGGATTCGAACCGCCCCTCGGTCTGAGCCTAAAAGTAGTCGCCTTGCCCGGCGTGAAGCCTTGAGTGGCATTCCTGACAAAGCGCCATCATGTTCTCCCAGTCATTTGTGCCGCCGTCGGTCAGCTTGACCTTGTGGTGGGCAAGCGTCGCGGTAGTGAGCCGTCCGTCACGCTGGCACATCACACACAGCGGGTTCGCCGACAAGAACGCCGCACGGATTTGCTTCCACGTCCTGCCGTAGCGCTTGTTGCTGCCGGGGTCGCGGTCATTCCGGTTATATTGTTTGGCTTCCTGCTTCTGATGTTCCTCACAGTACCTGCCCGTGGTCAGCTTGACGCAGCCGGGGTAAGCGCAGGGCTTCTTAGCTTTGTTTGGCACGTTGCACCTCCTGTTCTGCGCATAAGAAAAGCCCCCTGGGATTTCTCCCACGAGGCTCGTGTGTTCATTCAATTTTGCTATTCTAATAATAACAGGTTCCAAAGCGGTATTATAGTGGTCAACAGTGGCGTATTAATTCGATCTCGTTCAAGGCACGGTTGTGGAGACGGTGTACCCAACGGAGATCGAAATGCAACACAACCGCTATCTGCTCCCACGTTTTGAAACAAAGATACCTCAATTCCAGAAGTGTCTGGAGTTCCGGGCTTTCCACACAGTTAATGACTGTGACGATTTCATGCTTCAGGTTTAAAAGGCGTTTCATATCAGCGCTGATTTCCGATTCCATATCCATCATCTTGGCGATGACATCCTCCATGCGATGGACATTGCGTGTTCCCTTGCTTGGTGGCACATCGGACAGGGTGGCACTCGCTTTTTCGGCGAGGTCTCGTAGTGACTGCACCTGCTCAATCTTGCTGTTGATGCGTTGGTCTATGCGATAGGCTTGGGACAAATAGTCCTTTGCCGACAGTTTTGGTTTGCTCATAGGCTACCTCCGATAATTTAGTCCACTCGGATTGGCAGCTTTTGACTCCGTTGATTGTCATAGATTGGCTTTGACCGCTTCGATTAAGGCGGTCTGTGTCCTGTTTTTGTCGGACAGGGCTTTTATCACCCGCTCGTCAATGGTACCTTTGGCAATGATGTGATGGAGGATGACTGTTTCGGCAGTCTGACCCTGCCGCCACAGGCGGGCATTGGTCTGTTGGTAAAGTTCGAGGCTCCATGTCAGTCCGAACCATATAATCGTGTTGCCGCCCGATTGAAGATTAAGCCCGTGACCGGCTGATGCGGGATGGATGAGCGCCACGGGCAGTTCTCTGCGATTCCACCGGGTGATACTCTCAGATGAGTCAAGCTGTGAAAACGGGATATGCAGTTTTTGCAGTCGTTCCTTTATACGTTCCAAGTCGTGCTTGAACCAGTACGCTACCAGCACAGGCTTGCCGTTGGCGGCTTCAATTAAATCCTCAAGGGCGTCCAGCTTACGGTCATGGATGTGGTGGACTGCGCCGTCGTCGCCATAGACTGCACCGTTCGCCATCTGACACAGCTTCCCTGACAGGGCGGCGGCATTGGCGGCAGTGACATCGCCGCCAGCCAGTTTTAATACCAAGTCTTGTCGTAGTTCGTCATACCGCTCACACTCTTTGTCTGATAGCCGCACTGGATATTCGACGGTTACCAGTTCCGACATGGTTAGATGGTCAATGGATTTCATGGAAAGGGTGATATCGGCGATTTTGGCGTATATCTCTTTTTCGGCAAACGGCAGAGGTTTATAACTGAATATAACTTGACCATTCCGTTTGTCGGGGGTGAAGTAAGCCGTACGATACTGCCCGATAAACCGTCCGAGCCGCTGTCCCATGTCGAGAAGTCGGTATTCAGCCCATAAATCCATTAATCCGTTGCTGCTCGGTGTCCCCGTCAGCCCAATAATCCGTTTGACCTTGGGGCGAACCTTCATCAATGACCGGAACCGCTTTGTTTGGTGGTTCTTGAAACTGGAGAGTTCATCAACCACCAAAGTGTCAAAGTCGAAGGGGATGCCACTGTCCTCGATGAGCCACTGGACATTCTCGCGGTTGATGATGTAAATATCAGCTTTAGCCTGAAGCGCCGCTTTGCGCTCCGTTTCCGTGCCGACTGCCACGGATAACCGCAGATCGGAGAGATGCTCCCATTTGCGATGTTCCTCCGGCCACGTGTCACGGGCGACACGCAAGGGTGCAATGCAAAGGACTTTGTGAACCTCAAAGCTATCGAACAGTAGATCGTTGACCGCCGTCAGGGTAATCACAGTCTTACCTAACCTAAGC